CCCTAATCTCTTTACGGGACCTCGTAAGAGGTGAACTTACCATAAACCATGGTAATTTCTTTAAAAGAGATATACCTTTTATACTGTGGTATCCAGTTCCTACCCAAACGTGAAAGTAAGGTAATAGGACCCATAAATTAATAATTAGGGAGGGTGATCACCCAACCTCGGTTACTAATTAGTAATTACTATAATAATAAAACTAAGATGAAGAAGATTTAAACTTTTTCTTTTTCTTAGATTTATTAGAATAGTCTAATGATGTGGAAGGAATCTTCTTGGATTTCGAACGTTGATTCTCACGATTAGATAAGAATCTATGTACAAACCCAACCCCACTACACATACGTACCAAGCTACGATACGCCCCACTATCCTCAAATTTCACCTTTGTCGCAACCTTCTCAAGGGTTGTAACACGTGAATCTAAGGGATCATAGGCTGGTCAGTAAGAATAACCGCGTGTGCTGTGGATTTCCGATCTAATTAAAGTGGAAAATCATTCTGTAAATATAATATTATAAAAACAGAGTACAATAGTACCAAAAATGATAGATCCAAAATAACTAGAAGGGAGAAGAAAAGCCATAATCAATAGAGGGTAAACATAATTCCATTGTTGACGAATTGTAACAACCCGTCAATATTGAAGTGTTTGTCACCGTACTATTAATCATAACCCTGTTATTAACTTTGCAAGTTTTATAATTGAACTCACGAATAAATTTGGAATAATAGGTACTGATAATGCAATATAAAAGTACATGAAATTCATCATAGGATGGACAATGGGCCAATCTTTTCTGGTCATTGGAAGACGTAAAGAACCATCGTTCCAAGATTGTCAATTAGGTATATAAGTTCATGGAATCCAAAAGGATATAACAATGAACCTACCTAGTTCACGAAGTTCCCTCTTAAATGTTCTGATCGCATCAGAGATAGATGGCTCCTCATCATTCTTTACTCAACGAAGTAACATATATGAAGGTTTTTTTCAAAAACCCCAATATGTTGCTGCACTGATAAATTGTGATCGAAACCATCCATCAAAGAATGATCCAAACATTCAAGATGTAACTCCACGTTCTAGATATCATAACCCACTCCGGGGACCAATGGACATCAATACTCGAAACCTGACCCTAACAGCACGTAAGAATGGAGGGTCACCTTCAGAACTATCCTTATCGAAAGGAACTGTCTGATACTGACCCCCAACCTTAATTCTTTTTTGAAAGAATAATTTAGAAATTAAAATTTCTAAAGAAGTGAAGTTAAGGAAAGGAAGAGATCTCATTCCATCTGAACTCCTTTTCCAGTTACGGTAGTTTTTGAAATTTTCAAGACCAATCTTATTAAGGAGAGATCTTGATTTCTTCTCTAATTTGAAAAGTGGAAATCTCTTAACTATCAACTCGTAAAGGATGGAAGGAAGGAATTCAACATTTCTCATAAAAAGTAAAATGTTTTTTGCACCTAAAGGGGATATGTTATACCCATTTACAGTCCAGAGCTGTTTGGCGAACTCCAATACAGTTCCATCGAAACCCTTAATCGCATTGATTTTCATACCAAGTTGGTCAAAAATATTACGATAGTATTTCGCCACCTTCTCGTGCGCAAGAGCACCGTCATCCCCCAAAACTGCATAAAGCAATTTTGAAGGATTGACACCTGCTTGAATTGCGGCAACCCTGACAATAACATGATGAGTTAGTGCTAGAGATGCGAACGAACTGTAGGCTCCCATGGGTTGACCAACAGAATATCTGACGGTTTCCCCATTAAGATCTCAGTCACGTTCAAGTACCTTTCTTCAAAGGGTACCTTCAAATCCAAGGATGTTCAGGATTTGTTCTTGTAGAGCAACTGGAAGACGGTCAGTCGCCGCAGATAGATCCATAGATTGAAGTCTCTTTCCTCCTGTTTTGACAGTACATTTTGTATCTAAGGCCTTTAACATTTCTGTTATTGGTCTCGACTGATTAGCCGTACCGTCCTGGGGAAGTTTCCCCAGAAAGGTATAGATATCATCATGTAGAGGTCTTAGGAGTACTTGAGTTCATCAATCAGTGATACCTATCAAACGACGTTTTCCCCTTGCCTCATTTAGGACGGCAATACGACCTAACCAAGGCTTATGACCTATTAAATAGAACATAACAGCCAAAGGTAAGAGTAGAACTGAACTAAGTACAAAGAAATTTAAAACAGATCAATATCCACGGCGGTACGCCATTAAACAATAGTGACCCCAACTCTTTGGACGAAGCATCCAACCTAACAAATCTATTCCAATACCAAGTATTGCCAGGTTCGCGTTCGGACCAGCTTTTGTTGACATTTGGAAGATAGTGGGTTTATGGGTAAAAAACCTATTTCACACACGTCTTCTTCAACTGATACATGGGAATCAAGTAACATCGCGGAGTCTACCAAAATGACCCCTAATTGAATAATCAAAAAGGAGAAAATATGTAAGATGATATAATTCATCAAACAATATAAGTCATGGTGTCTCCGAACTCCAGATCTCATAAATGGTCTTGGGTTGACCACTCTGAATTTTTCTGAAAAGTTCATTGAACCAATCATTAATTGTTATAATCCGGATGGTCCTTTCTTCCCGTCATCCCATCGATCTTAGCGCTTCTTCAATGGATTTGGGATCAAGTAACTGATTACTACCCGAAAAATCGGAAGTAATAGTTGACTTTTTCACCTCAGCCCATTCAGGAGAAGTAGCTCTAAAGAAAGATAGACATGTCAGTAATAATTTAAACAAAATCTGATCCTTTCTGGAAAAAGATCCAGAAGCAATACCTCTCTTAACACGCAGACAAAGTGTCTTTATCCTGATAGGTAAACACATTGGTAAGCCTGAAAAAGAGTTAAGGGAACGTTTACCTCTATGAGTTTTAACCCATACAGAGGAACTAGGAATGAATCTGTTACGTTCATCAACATAACAAATAACAAGTCTTAGTACCTCAGACCAATAAGTGATAGTAAAAGTAATACCAGAACACTTTCACATCTTTATTATAGGACCTAATAACCTTCTAAAATTAGGTCAGTTCTTTTCAGAACTGATACGTTCACGAAGGAATAGGTTTTCTACCACAGTTATGTATCTAGGTAATTCCTTTAAGGACATCCATCTTTCGGAGGCAATCCTGTCTCCTCTAAGATCCTTTTTTGGGTATCACATCGAAATGTGAAAGGATCAACTAAAAAGAATCACAAAAATACAGATAAATTGTGGTAGACCTATATTAAAGAACAAGAAATTGTTTGTAGCTTCTAATTTGTATTTAAAACGAACAGAGTATATCATTTCACAATGATTATGGTTTCATTGGGTAATACTTAGTATTACTTCCATGAATATGTTTGCAATGAGTATAGGTTAGGAAGTTCTGTCTTCGGCAGGTAAATCCCGTGGACGACGGTTGTATCTCACTATCCGTCTCCAGTGTGATCGTATATATTAGCTAAATCTTCACTAATATACCTTTACTTATAATAAGTTATATTATAAGATTTACGTATCTAGGATCACACCTCACGTAGGCCTTATTTGCTAGCAGGCGCGTATTCTAATACTCCATCCATTTCTGGTACATATCCATTAAGGTTTAGTTCGTATATCCAACTTAAGGAAAACATCAATTATGTTGACTTAATCCATAGTAATTGCCAAACCACAAGTTTGAAATACTTATGATTCAGGAATATAGGAGTGGGTAACTCCCTCCTCTCCAAAACATAGGCAATGCCACAGGTACCAACCTGGGGGCTAGCCAAACGATGCTACCTTATTATTACGAATAAAAGTGCACATTTACCTATGTTTGGTTTAACAGAGGATCTCTGTTCTACCCAAAGTAGATTAAACATGTCCACCAACTCACCCTATGGTAAAACCAGTCAGTTTAATTGGTTAGGACAACTCATGAGTACACGTATCACATGACCATACCATTATAATATAGTTAACTATATTTAACAGTATAATCATGAGATCCCTCAACTTTTTCAAGGTCAAGGCTCACAATTCTCATCGTGAGGCAAAGTCATGGAGGTCATTAGACCCCTCTCAGCTTAGCTTCGTATATTGTTCCACAAGGAACAATATTAAGTGAGACCATGGTAACTCAATAAATTAAGGAACCATTGGAACACTAGAAGGTTGTGGATCTAAGCATCCGTTCATACCCTCAGTCCCCCAGTAGTAGGTGTTCTGTTTGTTAAGTCTTCTTACAACATAACATCAAACCCTGGTCTACGAGGTAGATGAGCATGCTTAACCGAACCATTTATGTTCACCATGAATGAATTCATGGACGGAGTTTACAACTCTCCGTGCGGGCAACCGCAAACAAAATGATATCATTTTCCAAACGTCGAAAGACACCCGGGAGAATGATTATGGCAGTTGGTAACTGCC